TAGATGACGTTCATTATGATATTCCAAAATGGAATCACGCACATTTATATTATGAATATAATAAAGAATATATAGAAGAAATGTTATCTATGGTTGATGGAATAGTAGTATCAACACCAACCTTAAAAAATATATATTCAAAATATAATAAAAACATAAAAATAATACAAAATAGATTACCTAAATTTCTTTGGGGTGATATATATCCATCACATTTATATAAAAATGAAAAAGAAAAAATAAAAATTTTATGGGCTGGTAGTAACAATCATTTTGCAATAAAAGGAATGGATGAACATAATATAAAAGGTGGTGATTTTTCTTCAAAACTAATTGATTTTATTAAAAAAACTGTTGATGTTTATGATTGGTATTTTGTTGGTGGATTACCAATAGAATTAAATGATATAAAAGATAAAATTAATTTTATTGGTTGGAAAAATATTTTTGAATATCCTTCAACATTGAAAAGTATTGAACCTGATATATGTATTGCACCTTTAGAAAAAATTTTTTTTAATTCTGGAAAAAGTAATATTAAACAATTAGAATATATGGCAATTGGTGGTGTTGGTGTTTATACAAACTTTGATCCCTATAAACAAGCAACATTAAAAGCTGATTCAGAAGAAGAAATGATATCTTTTATAGAAAAATTATCAAATGATATAGATTATAGAGCAAAAATTTATAATAAAGATTATAAACAATTAATAAACCAAATATGGTGGGAAGAAAATAAAAATTTAGAAAAATTTATTAATTCATATCTTGGGTTGTTTAATAAAAAATTATAAACATTTACATTATAAAGAATATGAGCTATAATTTTTATAGTTTTTAATTTTAAAAGAGGATTATGAAAATGTTTGAAGATTATAAAATATATAAAAATGTTAATGGTAAATGGCTATTATCTTCAATTAGATTTTTAAGAGCTGGTGATATTTTCAAAATAAAAAATAAAAAAGAAGAAAGAGTTTTATTAGCAACTTCAGATAGAAGAATTGATAAAAATAATAAATTTATAATTAATTTTGTTGAATATGAGTATTTTAAAGATAAGGTTTAATAAATGTATGAAATAAAAGATATATATTATTATTTTAGAAAAGCTCAAGCTGAATCAAATAATAGAGGTTTTAGAATACCAAAAGATTTTGAAAAACATCTAAAAAATAAAATGAGTAAAAAGAATGTTGAGGCTTTAGATTTATGTACGAAATATTTTAATACAAAATGGCAAAATATTGATCCATATTTATATTTTGTTTGTGGTTTTGAAATATTTAAAAATTTCACTTATACACAATTTTTTAATCCTAAAGTTATAAATTTATATAAAATAAGAGATAAAATAAAAAAAAGGGATTTAAATGAAATAAAAACATCAATTTTAAAATCATCAAAATTTGTTTTATCTTTTATGAAAGAAAATAACATTACATTAATAAAATATTGTTATTTTTCTAAAAATAATAGAAAAATAATAATTGAACATTATTTAAAAAATAATATTTGTAAATTTTTTATTTCTCTTTTAATAAAAAAGGGATTTTTAGTTTTAGATGATAGTGATATGGTTTTAATACCATATGTTTCTGAACAGTATAGAGAAATATGTTTAAATTTTGAAGATTGTAACAATTTTTTAGAAAAAATAATGTACAAATTAACTAATTAATTTTGGTGATTTGTCAACTACCACGCCCCAAGGGGCGCGGCTTGTGAAAGCTGCAGTTGACCAGAAGACCAAGAAAGGAGTTTAAAATCTTGGTAAACGATACTCAGAAAACTAGGAACGTGAGTGTGCCGCCTCAGCACTCTCCTCTTCGGGTGCAGATTAAACAGTCCTGGATGGTAGGGACAGTGTTTGCACCGCTAAACTCTGAGATATCTCTTCGAGAGGACGACGTATTGTGTACACCACTCCTGGGTGTGCAGAATACGCACTACCCTGTTGCTTGCAACTGGAGGATTTAACTTGAAAGTTTACGTATTAAATCAAAAAAATCAGCCACTTATGCCATGCACTCCGGTGGTTGCGCGGCTATTGCTGAAGGAAGGCAAAGCAAAATGCATTAGGAAAGCGCCTTTTGTCATCAAGTTGCTTGTTGATTCTACGGAGCACAAACAGCAAGTTATCGCCGGTATGGACACTGGCTCCAAGAGCATTGGTGCAGCAGCTGTTGCAAATGGCGAAGTCGTTTATCAGTCTGAAATTCAGATTCGTAACGACATCTCCAAAAAAATGCAACAACGCGCCACGTACCGGCGCACTAGAAGAAACCGCAAGACTCGGCACCGCAAAGCCAGGTTTTTGAATCGTGCTTCTTCTATAAGGCATGGGCGTCTTGCACCGAGCATTAAAAGTAAGATTAACTCACATTTGCGCGAGAAGAAATTCGTCGAATCAATTCTTCCTGTATCGAATTGGAAAGTTGAAACTGCAAGTTTTGATATTCATAAAATATCAAATCCTACTGTAAAATCAAGCGGTTATCAGAACGGTCCACAAAAAGACTTTTACAATGCCAAGGCTTATGTATTGCACCGAGACAAATATAAATGTCAAAAGTGCAAAACAACTAAAGGCAAATTGCATGTGCATCACATAGTCTTTAAATCCAAAGGTGGAACAGATGCACCTGACAATTTGATAACTCTTTGTGAGTCTTGCCATAAGGAATTGCACGAGCAAGGTTTTGAAATTAAAGGCAAAAAGAACAAAACTAAACATGCAACTGAAATGGGGATTATCAAATCTCAGCTGAAAAAGCAATTTGGTGCATTTGAAGAAGTCTTTGGCTACGAAACCAAATTTAAAAGAGAGCAAATTCTTCAAATGCCAAAGACACATTTCTTTGATGCAGTGGCCATTTGTTTAGAAGATGGCGAAATTGTTAATTTTTCTTCAGTTGTTTATTATAAAAAACATGTTGCAAGTGGAGATTATCAGCAGACAAAAGGTGCACGTTCCGAAAAGAAAATGCCAACCGGTAAACTCTTTGGTTTTAGAAAATTTGATAAAGTTAAAACGCCTAAAGGCGTTGGCTTCATTAAAGGCAAAAGAAGCACTGGATATTTTGCCATTGACAAATTAAATGGAGAGGTTATCTCTAACTCTTTGAATATAAAGAAAAAATGTTCTAGGCTTTCAGCCAGAACAACAACATTAATTGAAAGGAAGATGGCACATTCCTCCACAGGGCAAGCCCATGCGGTTTCCTGCGCATAATCACTATGAAAATAGGGCTTTTCTATAAATTTACCCAAAATTTTGAAATTTTAGAGAAATTAATGAAAACTGATGGCTATTATCTGGAAGAAAAAAATACATGGGGTGATGAATTTTGTGGCGTGTGTAATAGAAAGGGAGCAAATGTTTTAGGTGATTTATGATTGAAAATAAAAGAATAAGTGGATTTTCTGGTTATTTTTCTTTTTTATCTAATTTTTCAAATCATGGTTTTTATGATGAAAATGGTGTTTTTTTTAAAACTAACGAACATTTTTATCAATATCATAAAACAGATTATATTTTTCATAAAGAAAAAATATTAAATACAGAAACACCAGGAAAAGCAAAAAGATTCGGTAAAAACATTAGATTAAAAGAAAATTGGGATGTTATTAAAATAAAGATAATGAAAATAGGGCTTTTCTATAAATTTACCCAAAATTTTGAAATTTTAGAGAAGTTAATGAAAACTGATGGTTATTATCTGGAAGAAAAAAATACATGGGGTGATGAATTTTGGGGTGTATATAATGGAAAGGGAAAAAATGTTTTAGGTAAACTTTTAATGGAATTAAGAAAAGAATTAAAAGGAAATTATTATGCTATGAAAAAATTAGAAAATAAAGATAATAAAAAGAAAAAATTATGGAAAGATGATGAAAGTGAAGATTTGGAACTTTTATATGGAAAAGAAGTTTCTGATGAAACAAAAGAAAAGTATAAGAAACAAAATATGAATGAATAATTTTTTTGTTTACAAATTTCTGAGATGTTATAAAATGTAATGAATGTTTCGGTAACTAATATTTTAACCAAAGAATGTGGAGGTAATTTATGAGTAAATGGATAAATAAAGATTTGTTTAATAATTTTAAAAAAACAAAAGAAAATGAACAAGATTCTGGTCAGTCTTTTACTAAAAGAATGGATATTGTCTGGAAAACACCAGAGAAGGGTACAATTGATAAAGCAAAAATTTATGAATTAAGATTTTTGCCTGATAAAAACGGTATTTTTTATCAAAAATATTTTTATCATATGTTTAAAGTTGGTGAAAAATGGTTTTTTGATTTGTGTACAAAATCTTTTCCAGTTGGTTCACCGAATCTTTCAAACTTCTGTCCTTTTTGTACTTTATCTAATAAGTTGTATAAAGGAACACAAGCTGATAAGGCTATTGCAAAAAATTATTTCAAAAAAGAAAGATTTGTTGGAAATATTTTTGTTGTAAAAGATTTGAGAGATGTAGAAATTGAAAACGAAGAAGACAAATCAACTGGTAAAGTAAAACTTTATGAGTTTCCAGGTAAAGTTGAAATGAAACTTAAAGCTGAAATTATTGATGAAAGAAATGGTCTTGGAGCAAGTATTTTTGATCCAGGTGAGGATGGATACAATTTTATATTAAAAATTCATTCTACAAAACCAGATAAAGAAGGAAAAACTTGGCCTGATTATGCAAACTCAATTTTTGGAAGAAAACCAGGTCCAATTGCAGAAACAGAAGAAGAAATTTCCAAAATTATGGAAAACACA